AATTAAACTAATGAAAATAACATATACATCTTACGGAACAACAACAACAATAGAAATGGAAAATGATGGAATTGATATTGATGAATTAGGGCAAGTGCTTTATAATATTTGTTTAACACAAGGTTGGCATCCAGAATTATTAAAATCAATATTTAAAAAGAATGTAACTAATGGCGAAAGTTAAAGAAGAAAAGTTTGTGCCTAAACCTGATGAAGTAAATGCAATGAGTTTATGTTGGAAAAATGATTTAGCTTATGTTATTAAACCAGCAAAAACTGCAAATAGGTATAATGTTATAAAGTATCAAATAAGCAATTACAATGAAATATTTTACTATAAAGAAAACAATGTAAATGCAGAATTTACAGAATATGAAGGATTAAAAAAAACAATGGAATTATATAAGTTTCACGCTAAAAGATTTAAACAATGACACCAATACACTACGACAATAAAAAGAACTACGATGTTATAGACTTTATTAAAGACTATGATTTAAACTTTAATGAAGGAAATGTAATTAAATATGTAGCAAGAGCAAAACACAAAGGAACGCATATAAAAGACTTGGAAAAAGCAATAGATTATTTAGAAAGAGAATTACAACATTTAAGAAAAGAACAAGAACAATGGATAGAGAAACAAAAATAGAATTTGAAACTTTACAATTAGAATTTATATTAACAAATCTATTAAAGAAAAGGGAAGTATTATATTTAAAAGGTTTAAATGATGAAAAGATAAATGATAAGATAAGAGCAATACAACACAAATTGCGATTTGCAAATCAGGGATAGTTTAACAGCTATCCTTTTTTATTTTAAAACTTTAACATTTCATTAACACTTTTATATTAATAACTTGTTTATATTTGCTAAACAATTTAAAACAAATAAAAATTATGAAAGCAAAATTACTACAAGAATTAAAAGATTTAGAGTTAAGTTTTAAATCTGGAAAAAGTGGAATGACAACAAATGAATATTGTTCTTACTACTATCAATTATCACAAAAAATTAAAAACAATTAAAAACAAACATTATGAAAACATTATTAAAAGAATTTGCATTAGCATTATTATTATGGGTTGTATTTTTCACAGGTTCATTAATCCTTTTAAACGTAATTTAGTATGACACCACAAGAAAAAAAAGAATTAGATTATGTTTTAAAAACAGCAACAAAAGTTTTAATAGGAACAATTATTTTAGCAGTAGTATTATTAACAATAACAATTATAAAATTATGAAAACACAAATTATTACAAAATTAGATATACTTTTAGGTTTACAAAGTGATGATAATATATATCAAAAAACTTTAATCAATTCAATTAAGCAAGATTTAATTGTAGAATGGAATGCATCAGATGATTATGCACAACAAATTAGAGAAGTATTAGATATGGATAACACTTATGATTTATTAAACAACATTAAAATAAGATAAGATGATAACAACTTTTGATAACAAACAATGGAACCGTCAAGAATTACTTGACAATATGTATGATGATAGTTTCTACTATGGATATTTAGGCAAAAATGCATTAAGCAGTTCATCAGCAAAGATGCTTATATCTTCACCTAAAACATATAAATATGTTACACAATATGGTTCTGATGAAAGCCAAGCATTACGTGATGGTAAATTATTTCATACAATGATATTAGAACCACATAAGTTAAATGATTTAGTAATTGTAGATGTAGCAACTAAAGCTGGAAAAGAATATAAATTAGCAAAAGAACAAGGTTTAGAAGTATACACAAGAAAAGAATATAATGATGCTGAAAGATTAACTGATGCTTTATCAAAAAACAATGAAGTAATGTCTTTAATGAGTAAATCACAAACAGAAATACCAGCTATTGAAATGATTGATGGCATTCCATTTAGAGCAAAAGCAGATATCTTAAAGCCAAATATGATTATAGATTTAAAAACTACAACAGGTGTTAAAGACTTTAGATATAGTGCTGATAAATATAGCTACGATTTACAAGCATATTTATATAAAAAGATGTTTGGTGTTGATGACTTTCTTTTTGTTGCAATAGACAAAGGAAGTTTAGATATAGCAATATTTGAATGTAGTGATGAATTTTACGCTAAAGGTGAAGCAAAGTTAGAACAAGCAATATCTAATTATAAATATTTCTTTGGTGAAGAAGATATGGATTTAAATCAATATGTATTAAGAGGAATATTATAAGCTATGAAAATAAATTTAACACATAAAATAAACAATGATAAGTATACAGAATATATTTATGAAGCATTTGATATACAAAACAAAGAACAATCAAATGTAATTGTTGAAGCTAATTTAGAACATTTACCTAAAGAATGGAACATAGGTGTTGTTTATGGTGGTTCTGGTACAGGTAAAACTACTATATTAAAAAACTACTTTAAAAAAGAAATGGACAAATCATATTTTGATAATTCTAAATCTTTAATCAGTAACTTTGATTGGTTAGAACCTAAAGATGCTACATTTTTATTATCAGCTATGGGTTTAAGTTCTGTACCAACTTGGTTAAGACCATTTAATACTTTGTCAAATGGTGAACAATACAGAGCAAATTTAGCTTATATTGTAGGAAGTGCATCAGAAAATGAAGTTATATTAATTGATGAATATACATCAGTAGTTGATAGAGATGTTGCTAAAGCTATGTCTAATGCTTTACAAAAGTATATTAGAAGAACTAATAAAAGAATTGTTTTAGCATCTTGCCATTTTGATATTATGGAATGGTTGCAACCTGATTGGATATATTCACCATCTAAAGGGCGTCTTGAAATAGCGCCATCACTTCGGCAACCAAAAATTGAACTTCAGATTGTTCGATGTAGATATGAAACTTGGAACTTATTCAAACAACATCATTATTTAACTGAAGATTTAAATAAAGCTGCTAATAATTATTTAGTTTTATGGAATGAACAACCAATTTGTTTTATAGGTGTATTACCTTTTCCTGGTGTTGGTGATGAAAAAACAAGAAGAATTAGTAGAATAGTAGTATTGCCAGATTTTCAAGGTTTAGGATTAGGTAAAAGCATTTTAAATTATATATCTTCATTATATGCAAAAGAAGAAAGTACAATGTATATTAGAACAATGTCACCAGCTTTAGGATTAGCTTTAGCAAAAGATAAAAATTGGATTGCAACTTCTTCAAATTTAAAAATACCTGGACAGGATTCAAGTGGTAGAAAAATGATTGAAAGACCAAGTTATAGTTATAAATATATTGGTGAAATATCAAATGATGATAGTTCAATAATTAAATTTAAAAGTGAAGTTTATAAAGATGTAGCACAAAATCAAATATCAATGTTTTAATGAATGATATAGCAACAGAACATTATAATATTACATTATATGAAATAGAGCAAGGAATGACTATTGAACAAATAAGGTTTATATTAAAAGAATATGAAGCAGCAGAATTATATGAAGAATGTCAGGGAATACATTTAGCATTAGAAATAGTATTATTTAACATACTAACAGAATTAATAAAACAAAGTAAAAAACAAAAAATAAAAATTAGATGGAAACGCAAATAACATTACAATTAAAAAAAGCAATACAAGAAATAACAGGTGTAGATATAAATGAAGTTACACGTAAAAGAGAAACAATAGAAGCACGTGCAATCTACTATAAAGTATTAAAGCAAATAGATAAAAAGAAGTCATTAAAATCTATTGGTGCATCAGTAGGAAAAGACCACGCAACAGTATTACATTCATTAAAGAACTATGATATGTTTGAGCAGTTTAATCCAACACTAAAACTATTCAGAAAACAAATAATGCAAAAATTAAATTATAAACCAATAGAATACTTTGGTAATATATCTAATGAACAAGAAATAGAAAGATTAAATGTTTATATATTTAATATGGAACAAGAAATAGAAAGTTTAAAAGAAACAATTACTAACCTACAAAAACCAAGAAACAATTACAACATAGTAAACAACATACAACAATTACTAATAGAAACAGAAGGTAAAGAACAACAAGAATTAATTATAGAAAGATTACAAGCAGTTTATAGAATGAATAAAAACATTAAACTTTAATAAGATGAGAATAGAAACAAACTACACAGACAAATTTAGTTTAGGAATTGTAATTGGTAAAAATGAAATATCAATAGCATTAGTATTAGTAATAATAGATATAAAATTTTAATTTATGGCAGATATAGCAAAATGTAATGACGCATTATGTCCATCAAAAAAATACTGTTACAGGTTTACAGCACCAGCATCAGAAGTATGGCAATCTTATGGAATGTTTAATAGAGAAGATGACGCAGATAATTGTGATATGTTTTGGCCAAATGGTAAATGTAAACATTGCAATTTAGAAAATGATAATCATAAAATTAGTTGTCCAATAATGAAAATACAAGTGAACTTATGACAACATTAGAAAAAGCAAATGAATTGTACAGTAAGTATGATGATTTATTAAATAAAGATTTTATCAATCCTATTGTATTTGATAATCAATTAAAACAATGTGCTTTAATAGCAGTTGATGAAATATTAAATACAGATATATTTTCAACAACAGAAGATTTTTATAAGAAAGTAAAAAAAGAAATAGAAAACTTATGACACCACAATATAGAGCAAAAATACTTTACAATAAGTATAGCAAAGAATATAATAGATTTGTTGTAGCTGGTTATATTAAACAAGGTTTAGATGAATGGAAACAAATAGCTATTGAATTAGCAAAGTTATATAAACAATAAATAAAAACTATTATTTTTAAATCAATAATGATTTTAATTGATTATGGAAGATAAAAGAAAATACAACGGGGGAAATTTAAATGCTGGTCGTAAACCAAAAGCAGAAGAAGTAGCATTGATTGAGAAATTAACACCATTAGAACCTTTAGCATTTGCAGCATTAGAAAAAGGATTAGCAAATGGTGATTTTAAATTCACACAACTATTTTATAATTACTATGCTGGTAAACCAAGAGAAACAAAAGATATAACTTTAACAAATGAACAACCTATCTTTAATATTGATTTAGATGATGTTTAAGCAATAGTTTTATGGAATTTATACTTACTACTGCAATCAAAAAGTTATTGCGTTTAAAGAAACGTATTAAGGTTATTAGAGGTGGAACATCAGCTGGTAAAACATTTGGTATTCTACCTTTACTAATTGATAAAGCAATTAAAGAACCTAATTTAGAAATAAGTGTAGTATCTGAAAGCATACCACATTTGCGTAGAGGTGCATTAAAAGACTTTTTAAAGATTATAATGGCACTTGGTAGGTATAATGATGCACAGTTTAATAAAAGTACTTTAAAATACACATTTGCAAATGGAAGTTATATTGAATTCTTTAGTGTAGACCAACCAGATAAATTAAGAGGTGCAAGAAGAACAATCTTATATGTTAATGAGTGCAACAATATAGATTTTGAAAGTTACTATCAATTAGCAATTAGAACATCAGGTGATATATGGTTGGACTATAATCCTACTTCAGCATTTTGGGTTGATAAAGAAATACTAACGCAATCAGATGTAGACTTTATTACATTGACTTATTTAGATAATGAAGCATTATCAGAAACAATAGTTCAAGAAATAGAAGCAGCAAAAGTAAAAGCATTAACTTCTACATATTGGTCAAACTGGTGGCAAGTTTATGGTTTAGGTCAAACAGGTTCTTTAGAAGGTGTATGTATTCCAGATTGGCAAGAAATAGATTTACCACAAGATGCAAGAATATTATGTTATGGAATGGACTTTGGTTATAGTAATGACCCAACAAGTTTAGTAACTATGTACAAATATAATGATGCTTATATATTTGATGAAGTGATTTATAAGAAGGGATTATTGAATAGTGAAATATCAAATTTATTAAAAGCAAATAATGTAAACGAAATTGTTTACGCTGATAGTGCTGAACCAAAATCAATAGCTGAATTAAATAGTTATGGTCACAATGTGTTACCAGTTACAAAAGGAAAAGATAGTATCTTATTTGGTCTTAATTTAATTAATCAAAACAAAGTTTATGTTACAAGTAGAAGCAAGAACTTAATTAACGAATTGAGAAACTACATTTGGCAAACAGATAAGACTGGAATTAAAATGAATAGACCAATAGATGCTTATAATCACGCAATAGATGCTATGCGTTATGCAATGACAAGTCAATTAGAAAATCCACACAAAGGAAACTATTTTATATACTAATGAGTTACGGACAAATAATAGCAGCAATACAATGTTACATTCATCACGTTAAAGGTGTTGAAGTACAAATTAACTTACCAAGAAACGTAGGTGAAATTAAAAAAATGCAACAAATGTATAATATAGCAAGTGCTTACCTTTCATTGTAGGATAACTATTAAAATCAACGTTTATCTTTACACAAAAAGTAATGAAAGAAGAAGAAGATATATTTGAACATATGGAATTTGAAGCAGCAGATACAAGATATGAAATAATATCTATGTGCAATAATGCTTTAAATGCAGTTGAAGGATTTGATACGTATATGATTGATGAAAAAGACACGTATAAGATTAAAGAAATAAAAAGAAAGTGTTTAGCTTTAATTGATTTGCATATTGGAATGATGTATGATGAAAATTTTGATAGTTAAAGAAATGTTAAAATGCATTTTATTTAAAACAAAAGAATTAGATTTGTATCAAATAACAAACAAATGAAAACATATATGACAAAGTATTTAATAACTTACTGGACACAACGTAATGATGAAAGCACAGATGTAGAAATTATTATAGAAGCATTTAATGAATTAGATGCTATGAAACAATTTTTAGATAAAAGATTAACATATAGAAAAATAGAAAGCATACAAGAATTAGTTTAGGTTAGGTTTATAATTAGGGGAAGGAAAGGCAATCAGAAATGGTTGTCTTTTTTTTGTTTAATACAATTTAGACTTTATTTTATTTTTAAATAAAAAACAATGAAGTTACAGATTACAATACCAACAAGTTTAGATGAAATAACATTAGAACAGTATCAAAAGTTTTTATCCATTGCAAAAGATAATCCTGATGGTGAGTTTCTTCAACACAAAATGGTAGAAATATTTTGTGGTATAGATTTAAAGAATGCTGCTAAAATAAGTTTTAAAGATGTTAATGAAATAACAACTAACTTATCAAATCTATTCAATCAAAAGTATGATTTGAAAAGAACATTTAAATTAGGTAATACTGAATTTGGATTTATAACTAACCTTGATGAAATAACATTAGGTGAATATACTGATTTAGATAAATACATAAGTGATTGGGATATGATGCACAATGCAATGGCAGTATTATATAGACCAATAACAAAGAAGTTAAAAGATAAATATCAAATAGAAGAATACAATGGAAGTTATACTTATTGTGATGCTATGAAGTATATGCCACTTGATGTTGCATTAGGTGCTGTTGTTTTTTTTTACACTTTAGGAAACGAATTACTGAAGTCTACGATACACTATTTGGAGAACAACAAGGAGTTTCAGAATATAGTAAACAATCACAATTTGGAAGTAAATGGGGTTGGTATTCATCATTCTATGCTCTTGCTCAAGGAGATGTTAGAAGATTTGAAGATGTTTCCAGAATTAGGTTATCAGTTGCATTAACATTTTTAACATTTGAAAAAGAAAAGAACCAAATAGAAACAGAATTAATAAGAAGTAAATAATGAAAGGATTTTATCAAATAACAACAGCAATAAAAGACCAACTATATAAAGATGTATTTGTTAATACAGTTTCTTCAGGTGATATATTTGAAATTGATTTAAACAAACAAACTATATTTCCTTTGTCGCATATTATTGTAAACAATGCAACATACAATGGTAACACTTGGTTGTTTAATATATCAGTTCTATGTATGGATGTTGTAGACTTTAGTAAGACTGAACAAACAGACCAATTTTTAACAAATGATAATGAGCAAGATGTGTTACATACACAACTAATGGTTATTAATAGATTGTTAGAAGTATTAAGAAGGGGAAGTTTATTTGATGATTTATATCAATTAACAGGTACACCAAATTGCGAACCATTTGTAGATAGGTTTGAAAATAAAATAGCTGGTTGGACAGTTACATTTGATGTGATGGTTGCTAATGAAATGACAAGTTGTGAAAATGAGTGCTAATAATTTAACATCTACTAAAGAAGTTTTAGAAAGATATAAGAAATATGTTATTCAACAAGCAAGAAGTAATTTATCTAAAAGCAATAAGAACGTTTCTAAACAACTTTATAATCAAATCAAAGGTGAAATAATATTTGAAAATAATTATTTCTTATTAGGGTTTAGTATGCCAGATTATGGCTTTTATCAAGATGAAGGAGTTAAAGGTGCAGACCCAACACAAGTATCAAAGAATGCAAAGATAAAAGGGCAACAAGCACCAAATAGTAGATTTAAATTTAAAAGAAGAATACCTTCAGCACCATTTGAACAATGGGCAAAGTTTAGAAACATAAGATTGCGTGATGCAAAAGGAAAGTTTGCAAAAGGCAATTATAAATCAATAGGTTATATTATAGCTAAAAATGTATGGGCAAGGGGAATTAAACCTTCTTTATTTTTTACTAAACCATTTGAAGCTGGTTATAAGAAATACATAGATACAGATTTAATAAAAGCATTTGGTGACGATATAGAAACATTAATAGATTACACAATAACAAATAAATAAAATGGAAGTAATATTTGTAAGAAGCCCATATTTTATACAGGTAGATGAAGCAAGTCAAGTTGAAAGTAAAATTGAATTATTTATATGGCATAAAGGTGAAACTGAACCAGCTACACCTACATATACTTTAAGCAAAAAAGCAGCATCAGCTACACAAACTAAAAACATTTACAATATATCTAATTACGTTAAAGAGTTTATTGATATAACAAATCCAATATACATAACTTCACCATTTGAAGAAGAAAATTATAATTGGTGTTATGTTAAAGTAAAAAGATATTATTCAACTACTGCTAATAATCCTTCACCAACTTTATTAGACACTACAACCTATGTATCTACAAATGGATACACAGGTTATTTAGATGGGTATAACGCTTTAATAGATAGCGAATTTATACCTATGAATTTATTACAACAAAATAAAGCATATAAATATTACAATAGTGGTTTAAATGATTATCCTTATTTAACTTTTTTTATTGATAGTATTGATGTTGATGATACTTATTCAGTAATTTATTCAACTTTAGGTGCTTTTCCAGAAGTCATATCTGATATTTTACTTGTGGTAGGTTCAATAGATGAGCAATGGTTATATTCAATACCAATAAGACCAGACGATGTTGACTTTGTTGATGGTTGTAAAGTTGAAATAGTAAAAAATGAAACAGTTATAGCAACATATATTTTTATTCCTGAATGTGAAACAAAATATAATCCTATGAGAGTAAACTATATAAACAAATTAGGTGCTTGGGATTTCATTACATTCTTTAAAGCAAGAACTGAAAATTGGGAAGTTAAAAATAAAGAATATCAATTATTGCCAGATGATGTAAATTATAATCCAATAAGAGGTGAAAGCAAAGCATTTAATTATGAAGCTAAACAATCTATAAAAGTAAATACAGGTTGGTTAGATGAAAGTTATAATGAATTGATAAAAGATTTAATGGTTTCAGAAACTATAATATTATATGACTATGAAACGGAAACACAAAAGCCAGTTAAATTAAAAACAATGACAACTGATTTAAAGACTTCTTTGCAAGATAAGATGATTAACTACCAAATAGAGTTTGAGTACAATTACAATCAAATTAATAATGTAATATAATGGAGTTATATATTTACGTTGATGATGTTGCACATAGAGTTGAAATGTTTCAAGATGAAAAGGTTTCAGTAACTTCTACAATACAAAATTATTCAGATATTGGTAAACTATTTACAGACTATTCACAATCATTTACAATACCAGCATCGCCAACAAATAATGCTATATTTTCACATTGGTATGACAATGCAGTTGATGATGGATATGATGCAAGGATAAGATATAGTGCATTTATTGAAATAGAAACAATACCATTTAAAGAAGGTAATGTACAACTTGAAAAAGCAAATAAAAAGAATGGTTATATTGAAAGTTATACACTTACATTTTATGGAAACTTAACACAATTAAAAGATAAGTTTGGTGAAGATAAATTAAATAGTTTAGATTTTAGTTCTTTAAATCATACTTATGATTTTGGTTCAGTTATAGCAAGAATAAATCTAACTAATAATCCAAGTACAGGTTTACCATATACAGTTAGGTATCCATTAATAGGTAATACAAGAAAGTTTGATTATAAGACTGCAAGTGTTTTTGATGTAACTACAAATACAGGTGCTATTAATTGGGATGATTTATTTCCAGCAGTACCTATAACAACTATATTAGATTTTATAGAAACAAAATATGGTTTAACATTTACAGGTAATTTTTTAAACTACAATCAATTTAGCAAGTTGCAAATGCTATTAAAAAATAGTGAATTGCCAAGAGCATACAATGCTGGTATATTTTATGACCAATTTAGAATTGCTGAAACTGCTACTTTTCCGGAATACAATACAACAACAGATACAATAACAACCGATTGGAATAGTATTTATTTTCAAACAGGTTCACCTCCATTTCCTACTTATGGTGGAAATAGAAGAATAATAATTAAATTCGACACTATATTAGCTTCACCATATTTAACAACAAATTATAAAGTTGAACTATTACAAGATGGTGTAGTAACACAAACATTTGATAATTTAATAGGAAATCAAACTTTAACATTATTAGATGTAAGACAATCAGATGACCCAGCAAGTCACGAATATAAAATTAGAATTTCAGCATTAGGTGCTTTTGCTTTTAAAGGTAGATTTGATTATGTTAGAAGAAATGTTTATGGTGATAGGACAACAGTATCTTTAAATTACGCTTCAAGTGGTTCACCTACTGGTCAATCATTTTCAGCAATACAAAATGTTGTTAATTATGTACCAGATATTAAAGTTGCAGATTTCTTTATGGGATTAGTTAAAATGTTTAATTTAATTATTACACCAATTAATGTATCTACATTTTTATTAGAACCATTAGAATTATATTATCAAGCTGGTCAAATAAAAGATTTAACACCATTTATTTACGCTGAAGAATTAGATATTGAAAAGCCAAAATTATTTAAGTCAATAGAATTTAAATATGAACAATCAGAAAACATTTTAAACAATGCCTTTAATGGTTTATTCAATAGACAATATGGTGATTTAACTTTTGATAGTGCTTCAATTTCTGAAAGTAGTAAGTATGAAATTAAATTACCATTTGAGAATGTAATGTATGAAAGAGCAACAGGATATAATTTTCAAACTGCTACATTATTAAACAAAGATTTACAAAGTTATACACCTAAACCAATATTGATGTATAACAATGGTTTAACTGATGTTTCTGCTTTTCCTATTAAAATTTATAATGGAACTGGTTATACAAACGTAAATAATTACATAAGGTTTAATAATGAAATAAATACAGGTGCAACTGATTTAAGTTATTTATATTCTTTAAATTTTGGTAATGAAGTATCATCTTGGTATTTAGTAAATGCACCACAAGGATTATACAAAAGGCACTACGAACAATATATTGCAAATCTTTATAATCAAAAAACAAGGGTTTTAAAAGCAAAGGCAAAATTAGAACCACAAAATTTAACTAACTTAAAATTAAATGATAGGATAGTAATAAGAGACAATAGATATATTATAAATTCTTTTACTACTGATTTAACAACTGGTGAAGCAAACTTTGAATTAATTAATGATTATAGGGTATTAGGTTTTAATAGTGTTGGTTATAGGTATTCAAATATTGAATTATTAAATGTAGATAAAGAAGCACAAGAAGTTCAAATAGATATTTATTTAGGAATGTTTAAAGAGTTTACAATAAATTCTTTATCAGGTTTTATATCAACAATAAAAACTGGAACATATTATAATGATGAAAGTATGATTGTTACAATAGCTGCCAATGGAACTGCTGCTGAAAGAACTGAAAATGTAAGTATAACTTTTACAGATTTTGACAATAATGATTTAACAATAGAAATTCCAATAACACAAGACGCATAATGATAAAGTTAATACTTGAAATGTTACAATTAGATGAACATTACGGACAATCAGAAACAATAGAAATAGCAAAAGGTAAATATGAATTACCAGCAACATTTTCAGGTACATTAAAGCAATTTAAACGACAAATAAAAGAAAGAAAAAATGGCAGAAATTAAAACTGTAAATTTAGAAGTTAATTCTAATTTAGCACAAACTGAACAAGCAGTTACTTCATTAAGAAGTGAATTAAGAAAAGCACAAGCAGAGGTTGCTGCTATGAGTGATAAGTTTGGTGCAGCATCTAAAGAAGCTATTGAGGCAGCTAAAAGAGCAGCTGATTTAAAAGACAGAATAGGTGATGCAAAAGATTTAACTGATGCATTTAATCCTGATGCAAAGTTTAAAGCATTAGCGGGTGCTGCAAATATTGCTGCTGGTGCATTAGCTGGTTTTGAAGGTGCAATGGGTTTAGTTGGTGTACAATCTGAAGATGCACAACAAGCTATTTTAAAAGTTCAATCAGCATTAGCAGTATCACAAGGATTAGATGTATTACAACAAATTCCAGATACATTTAGAAATATTAAAGCAGTTGCAGTTAATGCTTTTGGGGCAATTAAAGGTGCTATTGGTGCAACAGGAATAGGTTTATTAGTTGTTGCTTTAGGTGCTTTATATGCTAATTGGGATGCATTAAAAAAATTAGTTGGTGATAGTATTCCAGCATTAAAGGAAGGCACTAAACAATTTGATAAATTAAAAGAAGTATTTTTTGGTGTAGGTAATGCAATAGTTCAATATTTATTAACACCATTTAAATCAGTTTTAAAAATATTACAATTAGATTTTAAAGGTGCTATAAATGAAATTAAAAAAGGTTATGATGTAATTGGTAATTATGAAAAAGGTGCTGCAAAAGAAAGACAAGACCAAAATGATGCTTATGCAAAAGCAAGATTAGAAAAACAAATTAAGAATAAAGAAAATGAAATTGCAATAGCTAAAGCATCAGGTAAAGATACTTATAATTTAGAAAAAGATAATTTACATAGAAAGCTACTTTTAAATAAAGGCAATCAAGAAGAACTTGATAAATTGCGTCAAGAAGAAAGATTATTAGATGCAACACATAAAAAATCATTAGAAGATAAACAAAAAGCACATAATGATGAATTAAAAAAGAAACGTGAAGAAGCATTAGCAGAAGAAAAAAGAAAAAGAGAAGAAACACAAAAGCAACGTGATGAAGCAACATCAGCAGGATTTAGAAAAGCAGAAGAAGATTATGATAATATTTTAAAAAGAGAAGAAGAAGCAAGAGAAAAAAATAGACAAGGTGGATTAACTGAAATTGAACAAGTAAATGAAAAATATAATAAGTTAATACAAGCAGCTAAAGATGCTGGTGTTTCTACAATAGAATTAGAAATTGAACAAGCTAATGCTATAAATGATATTAAATTATCAGCACAACAAAAACAATATGATAGTCTTAAAGAAGCAGCAGAAAAAGAAGCAGCACTTGATTTAGCAATTAGAGAAGCAAAAAGAAATGCTTTAGATACTGGTTTAAATATTTTATTACAATTTGCTGGTAAAAACAAAACTATTGCATTGGGTATTTTAGCTATTCAAAAAGGATTAGCTATTGCAGATATAGTTGTAGGTGCTTCAAAATCAATAGCGGCAGCACAAGCAGCATTAGCAGCAACACCAGCAGTAATTGGTGTAGTACCAAATCCAATGTATGCAGTTCAAGCTGCTGCAACTGTTAAAGGTATTGCATTAACAAAAATAACTGCTGCAACTTCTATTGCATCAATATTAGCTGCATCAATAGGTCAAGCAAAATCTATTACAGGTGGAGATGGTGGTGGTGGTTCTGCACCAAATGGTGGTGGTGGTGGTGCTGCCCCACAATTTAACGTAGTAGGAAATAGTGGTGTTAATCAATTAGCAGAAACATTAGGTGGTAATTCACAACAAGCACCAATACAAGCCTATGTAGTTTCACAAAACGTTACAACTGCTCAAAGTTTAAATAGAAACATAATTAATAATGCAAGTTTAGGTTAATGTTAGTTAAAAGTATCATTAAGTCAAAAAAACATAGTTAATGATACTTATTTAAAACAAAATATAAATAATTTAATTTTTAAAAAAAAGTACAATGAAGAAATTAGAAACTATTTATTTAGATATAGATGAAGAAAATATTCAAGATGGGATTGATGCTATTAGTTTAGTTAAATTTCCAGCCATTGAAGAAAATTGGGTTGCATTAAACGAACACAAAATAGAATTAAAAACAATAGATGAGGATAAACGTATTGTAATTGGTTTGGCTTTAATACCTGAAAAGGATATTTATAGACGTAATGGAGATTATGAATATAACATTAGGTTTTCAAAAGAAACAGTTCGTAAAGCATCTGAATTATATTTAAAGAAACTAAAAATTCACAATTCAACATTAGAACACGAAAAGAAAACTGATGGTGTTTATACAATAGAAAGTTGGATAGTTGAAGATGTTAAACGTGATAAGTCTGCTATTTACAATTTAAATGCAACAGAAGGTGCTTGGGTTGTAGTTCAAAGAATAGACAATGATGAAGTTTGGAATGATGTTAAAGAAGGTAAATATCAAGGATATAGCATAGAAGGATATTTTTCTGAAAAAGCAGAATTAAATCTACAAGAAAGTAAAGAGCAAGAATTGATTGAAAAAATAAAACAAATACTAATAAATAACAAATAAATAAAATGAGTACATTAAACAATGTTTTTAAAAAATTAGAGCATACAGATAAAGTTGCTAAAGTAAATTTAGAAAGTCAAAAAGTAGAATTGGCATTAACTGATGATATTAAAAAATTAATGTTTGAAGCTGTTAATTTTAAAAATCAATATGATGGTGCTGCTATGGCTGCTGTTAATAATTTAAAAGAAGCAAAAAGATTAGCAGGTAATTGGAGGGATAATTTGTCTCAAGCTAATAGTCTTATAATAAATTTAACACAAAAAGCAAATGAATTAGGGGTAGATATACCAAAAGAAGTTTTGAATTATAAAGAAGTTGTTGCAAAAGGTGGAAAAGATGCTGATAATTTTGTAAAAATAATTAATAAAATACAAATGGAAGTTCCATTAAATTAAAAAAAATAAAGGGAGTTTTTATGCTCCCTTTTTAAATACTATTGGATTCGAACCAAATGTTAGGTATCAAATTGCTTAACCATTGCATTCCTATCTGCCAAGTATTTTATTTAAAATATTTTAATGTATTCATAAATAACAAATCTTTTTTTAAATAAATATTTTCTTTTTTTAATTCATCTATTTCTTTTTCAAGATTATCTATTTTTATTTGTTTTATTTTATTTAATTCTATAGAAGAATTTAATTCATTTAACATTATTCTAAAACTTTCAAAACTTTCTTTCATAATTTAAAATGATTAACTGTATAATCTAATAATGCTTCATCAGAAATTTTATACCTTTCTTTTAAAGTGTTTATTAATTTATTATTTTTTTTAATGTTATAATATTTTTTAATATAAAAACCTAACCAAAAACACAAATATAAATCTATTAAAATAAGTATTATCATATTTTTTAAAATAATAACAAATATACAATTAAATTATTTATAATAATATATAAAAGTACAATTTAACAAATGTTTAACATATTTAAAATGGGAAAAAACAAATACACAAGTCCAAAAGATGCTAAAAGAGGTTGTTTATGTGATGATAGCACATATTCAGCAGAATGTTGCAAAGGTGAATTAATCAATCAAGGTATTGGTTCAACAGTTGCACAAGGTAGTTCAACAGTAACAGTTGTAGATGGCGTAAGAACAACAGTTAGAAGTAACGGATAAAACAAATTTATAACAAATATAAATAGTATTAATTTTTAATAAAAAAGTAAGTATGAACGTAATTAATGAAATCAAAACACTTTTGGGTATGGAAGTAAAACTTACCCAAATGAAGTTACAAGATGGTGTTACTGTTTTAGAAGCAGAAGCATTCGAGCCTGAAATGGCAGTCTTTATTGTTAATGAAGATGAAAGAGTACCAATGCCGGTAGGTGAATATATGCTTGAAGATGGCAATATGTTGAAAGTAGAAGTTGAAGGCGTTATTGCTTCAATTGAAATGCCGGAAGAAGAAGCACCTGAAGTAGAAGAAGTAGAAACACCGGAAGCAGAACAAGAAATGACTGCTGAAGTAGCATCACCAAAAAGAGTAGTTGAAAGTGTTACTAAAGAAATGTTCTTTGCTGAAATTGAAAAACTAAGAACTGAAATTGCTGAATTAAAACTTGCAAAAGTTGAAACAGTAGAGCCGGTAGAATTGTCAAGTGATAACATCGAAGTTTTAACACACAATCCGGAAGCAAAAAACGAAGTTAAATTGAATTTATATTCTAAGAAAAGACAAGCTACAACCTTTGATGTAGTTTTGAGTAAATTAAACAACTAATAATAAATAAAAAAAGAGAAAGATGGCAACAGTTACATCAATTACAACAACCTATGCGGGTGAATTTGCAGGAAAATATATTTCTGCAGCCTTATTAAGTGCTTCAACTATCGAAAACGGTGGTATTGAAGTAAAACCAAATGTTAAATATAAAGAAGTAATCAAGAAAATTGCTACTGATGCTATCGTTAAAGATGCAACTTGTGATTTCGATGCTACTTCTACAGTAACATTAACAGAAAAGATTTTACAACCGGAAGAATTCCAAGTAAATTTGCAACTTTGTAAAAAAGATTTCCGTTCAGATTGGGAAGCCGTACAAATGGGATATTCTGCATTTGACAATTTACCACCATCATTTGCTGATTTCTTATTAGCTCACGTTGCTGCTAAAGTTGCACAAAAAACAGAACAAAATATTTGGGCAGGTGTTACTGCTAATGCGGGTGAATTTAACGGATTTACAAGATTGTTAACTTTAGATGCTGGTTTACCAACTGCTCAAGAAATTGCTGCTGATGGAACTAAAATTACTGCTGCTTCAACAGTTATCGGTGAACTTGGTAAAATAGTTGATGCTATTCCAGCTGCTTTATACGGAAAAGAAGATTTGTATTTATACATCAGTCAAGCAACAGCACGTGCATACGTAAGAGCTTTAGGCGGTTATGGTGCTTCTGGTTTAGGTGCTAATGGTACTAACACAATGGGAACACAATGGTGGAATAATGGCTCACTTTCATTTGATGGAATTCCAATATTTGTTGCTCAAGGTTTAGCTCCAACAGTTGCTATTGCTGCTCAAAAATCTAACTTATTTTTTGGAACTGGTTTATTAGCAGATAACCAAGAAGTGAAAGTTATTGATATGGCTGATATTGATGGTTCGCAAAATGTTAGAGTTGTAATGAGATTTACTGCTGGTGTACAATACGGAATAGTAGAAGATATTACTACTTATGGTATTACTAACGCTGCTAACTAATAATTAATTATTAATCAAATTAAGGGTGGTGCAATAAACACCACCTTTTTTTTAACTTTAAAAATATATAAATATGGCTTGTGATATTAGTTTGGGAAGAATTGAACCTTGCAAAGATAGTTCAGGAGGTTTAAAAGCAGTTTACTTTGTAAATTGGGGTGATGCTACTGGGTACACTTATGATGTAACAAATACAGATGTTATTGATGCAGTAGCTGGAACACCAACAGCATACAAATATGATTTAAAAGGTACTTCATCTTTTACACAAACAATTACATCTTCAAGAGAAAATGGTACTACATTTTTTCAACAAGAATTGGCATTGACTTTGAAAAAATTGTCAATAGTAGACCACAAACAAATCAAACTTTTGGCTTATGGTAGACCACAAGTAATTGTAGAAGATAACAATGGTAATTTCTTTTATTGTGGATTAGAACACGGAATGGATGTAACAGGTGGAACTATTGTAACTGGTGCAGCAATGGGTGATTTGAGTGGTTACACTTTAACACTTACAGGAATGGAACAAGTACCAGCAAATTTTATTGGTGACACTTTAGCTGGTGCTGGATTTACAGTAGTAGTAGGTTCTTAATAATTGTTTTTTTGTTTTTTAATTAAGGGGTGTTTAGGCACTCCTTTTTTATTTTAAAACAATTTCAACTTAATTTTATTTTTAAATAAAAAGATAATGATAATTTTAAGAGAACAAGAAGAAGTACAATCTTTGAAATTCATTCCAAGACAATATAAAGCTACATCAATAGTTTTGGTAAATGAAATGACAAATGAAAGTACTACTATATCATCTGATTTTTACATAGATGGTTATTATCTATACACAACAGCTACATTTGATTTAAAAGAAGGTAATTTTTATACTTTATCTATTTTAAATAATACTGATGTAGTTTATAAAGACAAAATATTTTGCACAAATCAAGTTATTGCTAATTTTTCAATTAACGATGGTCAATATGTAGCAAATCAAACAACTAATGATTATATAGTTTATGAGTAATAATTCAAATATTTCTATTGTAAATTTAAGTGCTTATACATCACCTAAAATACAGGAAAATAAAAAGCAAGGTTACATTGAATATGGTGATGATAATAACTACTTTCAGTTTTTAATTGATAGGTTTTTATATTCAACTACAAATGGTGCTATTATTACAGGTATATCAAATATGATATATGGTAAAGGTTTAGATGCTTTAGATGCGTCAAAAAAGCCAAATGAATATGCACAAATGAAAACTTTATTTAAACCTGATATGTTGCGTAAAGTATGTTTAGAACGTAAACTAATGGGTATGGCTTCTATGCAAATAGTAAAGCAAAAGAATAAAATAGTTAAAGTTGAACATTTTCCTATACATACATTAAGAGCAGAAAAATGCAATGATAAAGGCGAAATAGAAGCGTACTTTTATTGTGCAGATTGGAGTAAGGTTAAACCTTCTGAAGTATTAAAAAGAATACCAGCTTGGGGTTTTGGTAATGGTAATGAAATAGAAATAATGGTTATTAAACCTTATTTGCCAATATTCCACTATTACACACCTGTTGATTATAATGGTGCATTAGATTATGCAATGCTCGAAGAAGAAATATCAGTTTATCAAATAAACGATGTAAAAAATGGATTTAGTGGAACTAAAGTTATCAATTTTAACAATGGTATTCCAACTGAAGAAATGCGTGACCAAATAAAAGCTGATGTTAAAAATAAACTAACTGGTTCACGAGGTGATAAAGTAATTGTAGCTTTTAATGCAAACGCTGAAAGCAAAACAACAGTTGAAGATATACCATTAAATGATGCACCACAACATTACGAATATTTAAGTAATGAATGCTTTAATAAGTTAATTGTTGGACATAGAGTTACTTCACCTATGTTATTAGGAATTAGAAATGGTGATGGTGGTTTAGGTAACAATGCAGATGAAATAAAGACTGCTACGCTATTATTTGATAACATAGTAATTAAACCTTATCAACTTGAAATAATAGAAGCATTAGATGAAATATTATATTACAATGATATTAGTTTAAAATTATACTTTAAAACTATTCAACCATTAGAATTTACTGAATTAGATAACGCACAAACAGATGAACAAGTAAAAGAAGAAACTGGTTTAAGTTCTCACACTTGTTTAAGTTCAGATATTGCAGATGCTTTAATTTCTAAAGGTGAAACTTTAGGTAATGAATGGACTTTAGTTGATGAAATAGAAGTTGATTATGATAAAGAAGATGAATATGATGCTGAAATTAACTTTATAAACGAAAAGAATAAAAAAAGCAAAAGTGCATTATATAAAATATGGCAATTTGTTTCAACAGGTACTGCAAGACCAAACGCTAAAAGTCCAGAACAAGATGAAACTATTGATGGTGTACAATTCATAACAAGGTATGTTTATAGTGGTAATGCTACTGGACAAAGAGAATTTTGCAATAAAATGATTAATGCTGATAAAGTATATCGTAAAGAAGATATTATTGCAATGGAAAGTCAAGCAGTAAATGCTGGTTTTGGAAAAGGTGGTTCTGATAATTATTCTATATGGTTGTACAAGGGTGGTGCAAGATGTGAACATAAATGGCTGCGTAGAACTTATGCAAACTTTGAAGGTATTAAAATAGACCCTACAAGTCCAAAAGCAAAAGACAAAGTTATTAGTGCTGCTACTGCTGAAAGATATGGTTATAGAATAAGAAATGAAAAAGAAGTTGCTATGAAACCAGCAGATATGCCAACAAAAGGTTTTACACAAGAGTATTGGGATAAAATGGGATTTACAAATTAAGGATATGCAAGCACTATTTGTTACAAGAGATGATATAGTTAGATTTACAGCATTAAATGGCAACATTGATGTAGATAAATTTGTTCAATATATTAAGATAGCACAAGACACACATATACAAACATATTTAGGAACACAACTATTTAATAGACTAAATGATGACATTGTAAATGATGACTTAATAGAACCATATACAACACTTTTAAGCAAGTATATTAAACCTATGGTAATACATTGGTCAATGGTAGAGGCACTTCCCTTCTTGGCGATTACAATAGCTGGAAAAGGCATTTACAAACATACATCAGAAAACGCTACAAATGTAGAAAAGAATGAAATTGATTTCTTGGTAGAAAAAGCAAGGGATATAGCACAACATTACACAAATAGATTTATAGATTATATGAGTTTTAATCAAGCAGACTTTCCTGAATATAATGCTAATTCAAATGGTGATATGTATCCTGATAAATCAGCTTTTTTCACTGGCTGGGTTTTGTAGTTTATGGCAATAGTATATAGACATAGAAGATTAGATACTAATAAAATATTTTATATTGGTATTGGTAAAGAAGAAAAAAGAGCATATAGAAAAGATGGTAGAAATAATTATTGGAATAACATAACTAATAAAACAAATTATAATGTTGAAATAATTGCAAAAGATATAGATTGGAATACTGCTTGTGAATTAGAAATATTTTTAATTAGTGAATATGGAATAAAAAATTTATCAAATATAACTTTAGGAGGTGAAGGAAATTTAGGCAACTTACATTCTTTAGAAACAAGAAAATTAATAAGTGAAAATAATAAGGGTAAAATAAGTTGGAATACTGGATTAAAAGAAAGTAAAGAAGTTACAGAAAAAAGAAGAATAAAGTTAGTTGATTATTATAAAAAAAACATATCACATTTTAAAAACAAAGAATTTTCAATAGAGCATAAAAATAAATTATCAATATCTAATTCAAAAAAATGCATTGATAAAATAACAAATATTGAATATTATGGTTTAAAAGAAGGATGTAAAATTTTAAATATAGATTATAATAACCAAAAATATTTGTTAAGAAAAAATAGTGACAAATCAAGATTTAAATGGTTATGATAAATAAATATAAACCAAAACAAGCTAACATTAAGAAGTTAGAAATATTTTTAAAAAAAATAGAAAACAAAACTAAAGATGGGATTAAATTTTCAAAGCATTAAAGGAGACACATTTGAAGAAGTAACTTTTGAGTTACTATTAAACGATGAACCATATAGTTTAGAAGATGCTATTATTAGAATGCAGTTAAGAAAAGAATATGGTGGTATTCCATTTTTATCTTTAACTTCAGTTGCAAATGCTGGTATAACAATAACTGATGATGTAAATGGTTTATTTAAGATTAATGAACAAATAATAGATATTTGTGCTTTTAACTATTTATATGATATTGAAATTGAATTTGGTGATGGTACTGTTAAGACTTACATAAGTGGTAATTTTGTAATTAAAAATGATGTAACAAGATAATGAGTGATATTATAGATATAAACGTAGGTGAAACCATTGAAGAAGTTACTATTAATGTTACTGATAATTTAATTACAGTTAATATAAATAAAGTAACAGGTGGTGGTGGTTCATCTTTATCATTTTATTTAAATGGAAGTATATCACAAGGCACAATAGGCGGTGTTGCATTTAGAGAAATGGACAGAACACCAATATTAGGTGCTGGTACTGATTTTACAATAAATGCAGATGGATACATTCAATCATTTATTACAGATGCAAATGTTCCTAATCAATTAGAAATACCAGCGGGAAATTGGAATTTTGAAACTTATTTTAGTGCTTCGAGTGTTGGTGGTTCACCATCTTTTTATGTTGAATTATATAAGTGGAATGGAACAACATTATCTTTAATAGCAAGTAATTCAGCATCTCCAAGATTAATTACAGACGGCACAAATATAGAGGCTTATTTTAGTGCTTTAGCAGTTCCACAAACAACATTATTAGCAACTGATAGATTAGCAATTAGAATTTATGTTACTCATAGCGGTAGAACTATTACACTTCACACAGAAAATAGTCATCTTTGCCAAGTTATAACAACATTTTCAACTGGTTTAACTGCATTAAACGGACTGACTGCACAAGTACAAAATTTAGCAGTAGGAACAAGTGGAACTGATTTTGCAATTAGTTCAGCAACTGATACACATACATTTAATTTGCCTACTGCAAGTGCTACAAATAGAGGAGCATTAAGTTCAACAGATTGGAGTGCATTTAATAATAAGCCAGACGAATTACAAGTAGTTCTATTAAGTCAAGTATATTCATAACATTAAAATAAAAAATTATGCCAATAAGTAAACAAATATTAAGCGGTTCAACGGGTGGAATGCCTATTAAAGTAGTAGCAACTGCAACAACTGGAACAACTATTCACGCAACTGGTACAAGTGCATCTGTAATAGATGAAGTTTGGCTTTATGCAACTAATACTTCAAATAGTGCTGTAATATTAACAATAGAGTATGGTTCAACAACTGCACCGGACCAAAATATAATACTTTCAATTCCGCCTAAAAGTGGTTTAACTATATGTGTTGCGGGTACAATTTTAGTAGGTACTGGTTCAGCAGCAAGAACAATAACTGCTTTTGCAAGTTCTGCCAATGTTGTTAATATTATAGGTTATGTAAATAGAATTTCGTAATGGGTAGGTTTGATTTTAAAACACGAATTGGGCAAATTTCTGCAATTATACAAAGTGGTGACCAAGATGCACAAGCATTTTTTAATAGAGTAACGGCAGCGGGTGGTGCTTTAACAAGTACAGAGCAATCGGCAATTACTCAACTTGTAATAGATATGAAAACTACTGGTATTTGGGATAGAATGAAAGCCATTTATCCAATGGTTGGGGCAAGTGCAGCAGCTTGTTCTCAAAACTTAAAGAGTAGTTCATTTACGGGTTCATTTAGTAGCGGTTGGACTTATACAAGTAATGGTGTTAACGGTAATGGAACATCATCATTTTTCAATACAGATTTAAATCAATCCGCTAATTTATTAGCTTCAAACAATCACATCAGTATTTATTCAAGAACAAACTTTAATGGAACTATAACACCATTTAATCCACAAGCGGATTGTGGGGTAACAAATAATACAAGTTTCTCATTCACTCAAATTTTAACAAGATATAATGGTAATGGTGTTTTAGAAAATGGCTCACAAATACCAAGTGTAGCAGTTGCAGATTCTTTGGGTTTTTATGTTGGAACATCAACTTCAGCAACAAGTGCAAAATTATATAAAAATGGTTCTTCAATAGCTACAAGTACTACAACACAAACAAGAGCATTATTCAATAATAATATTTATATTGGTGCAACAAATATTTCAACTACAAATTTACCTTCGGGTTCTTCAAGTAGACAATATGCTTTTGCTTCAATAGGTGATGGATTAAGCGATACACAAGCATCTAACTTTTACACGGCAGTACAAGCATTTCAAACAATTTTATCAAGAAATATTTAGGAATTATGATAGGATATATTTTAACAACAGAACAAAAAGAAGAAATACAAGGAGTGTTTTATGCACCTTACGAGTTTTTTAATTGTGTGCAAGACATAAACGATATTTGGTTTTTATTTTTATCAGACCAAGACAAAGAGACAATTATCAATACACAATGGGAATACTTGTTGGATTTACCACAAGGAGAATACATACCTAAACCAATAATAATACCAAATGAGTAAAGAAACTTTAGATAAGCTATTAAACAAATGGATAAGCAGAAAGCTATTAGTTTTTTTCGTGGCTTGTGTAGGTTTGTTTTTTAGTAATATAACATCAAGCGATTGGGTAATTGTTGCGACTGCTTATATAGGCATTCAAGGTTTTACAGATATAGTTGCTAAAATAAAAACATAATAATAATGAATAACGCACACGACATTAAACTTTTACTTGTAAATGGTTTTTTAATTAGTTTCAGTTTCTCAAATGTAGAATTAGGATTGAAGATTTTTTCTTTAGTATTAGCTATTGGATATACTGCAAGAAGATGGTGGTTAATGGAAAAAAATAAAAAAGATGATATTAGATAATAAAGGTTTTCTTTTTATAACTAAACACGAAGGATTGAGGTTAAAACCATATTTATGCCCAGCTAAAATACCAACTATTGGTTATGGAAATACATACTATTCAGATGGTAAAAGAGTAACTTTATTAGACAAAGATATTACTAAACAACAAGCATTTGATATGTTTAAAGAAATAGCTAATAGATTTGCAAAAAGAGTAGATGAATTAGTAATAACTGAATTAACACAAAATCAATTTAATGCATTAGTTTCATTTGCTTACAATGTTGGTACAGGTAATTTTGCTTCAAGTACATTATTAAAAAAGATAAATAAAAATCCAAATGATTTAACATTAAAAGCAGAATTTTTAAGATGGAATAAAGCTGGTGGTAAAGTTATTAATGGTTTAACAAATAGAAGAAATGAAGAAGCTGATTTATATTTTAGTTAGTTTATTATTTATATCTTGTGGAAGTAGAAAAGTTACACAAACAAAAACTTTAGAAAAGAAAGATAGTATTTCAGTTATAAGTGTAAAAACTAATATTGAAACAAAAGAAAATACTGAAATAAACAACAATAGTAAAATAGATAAAACAGAAGATGAATTTATAATTGAACCAATAGACAACACAAAAGAAATAGTTGTAAATGGTAAAACTTATAAAAACGTTAAAATAATACACAAAAAAACAAAAGACAATAGTTTACATACAAATCAAAAGAAAGTTGTTAAAAACGCTTTAAAACAACAAATAAAGCATATTAAGCAAGTTGTTTCTACTTCAAAAGTATTTAAAGAAAAGAAAATAGATAAAAAAGAAAGTTTAGTTATATATTTTTATTATATATTATTAATTATATTATTATATATTATTTATAAATATAGATTTAAAATTATTAATTATATTATTAAATTATATATTTAAATATTCTTGAATTAAATAAGTATATATTATATTATATATATTATCTTTGAATTAAATAAATTATATATTATATTATATATATTATTAAGAAATTAAAAATAAAGAAAATAAACGTTTTTAAGACACAATTTTTAGTCAAGTTATATAAGTATACTTAAAATCATTTATCTTTGTTTAAATCATATTTAAAATACGTTATATGGCTAAAGTAGCAAAGAAACCTTTAAGAAAAAATCTAATAAAAGAATTAGATACTATTTTCAGTCAGTATATTCGTTTAAGATATGCAAAGAATGAAATTGCAGAATGTGTAACTTGTGGTAAAAAAGACCATTGGAAAAAGATGCAAAACGGGCATTTTATGAGTAGAGCAAATTACTCAACAAGATGGGATGAAGATAACTGCCAAGTACAATGTATGGGTTGCAACGTTTTCAAGTCAGGTGAGCAGTATAAATATAGTTTATATCTTGGTAATAAGTTAGCTGAAGAATTATATATTAAGTCAAAACAAATAGTTAAATTTGCTGATGTAGAATTAATTGATATGATTGATTACTATAAACAACAGGTAAATATTCTGCATAAATTTACATAATGTTTTTTAAATTGTTTTTGTCAAGAAGGAGTGGTTTTATAGCCACTCTTTTTTTTGTCTAAAAGTTAAAGAAATGTTAAAGTTTATTTTTGTATTAATTTAATAGTTAGATTTGTACCATAATTAAAAACAAACATTATGAAAACAGCAATGCAAGAATTATTTAGTCAATTAGAAATTGAACATCCAAATTTATTTAACACAAACACTTTAGAAGGCAGAAAGTTTATAAATGATTATTATAAATTTTTTGAATTAGAAAAGCAACAGTTAATAGATGCACACGGAAATAAA